GCTATTGCTGTACCATCAGATACATCAACGGCAGTACCGTTATTACTTAACACAGTGACAAAACTTGTTGTTGGTGCATTACTATCCACCACAAGAATAACGTCACGAACGTTAAGCATATTTGCTGCCTCATTAAAATAGTTCGCACTATTTACAGTTGCAATAGCATCAACGGTTTGATAACCCCAGAGGTTGAATCCACTTCCTCCGGCTAATCGTATTAGTCCACTTGCTCCATAAGCCATGTAATATCCTCCTATCCGTTATTATCAAGGACTTCATAAATGCCGTTGTCGTCAATTACGACAGCACCCATGGACATCATTGATGTTGCTAAGTGTGAAACCTTTTCAGGTACATAGTTTAACTCGGTTGTAACATTCGCTCCAATACCAAGACCAACTGCACTATTATGATAGGCTAGGTTCTTACCACCTGCGATTGCTGACGTTGAGAATATGTTAAACCCTAAGAAGTTTTTCATAGTCATGCCACCTGCATATGGAAGACTTTGGTCACCGACATAATCAGATGATGCAAATTCCTCAATAAGAAACAAGTCAGCAAAACCTTTAGGATGCATAGCCAAATAACGACCACCATCTTCAGGTAAGTTTGCTGTGCCAAACGTTTCAAATAAACTTAACAAGTCTGCTTTTTCAACAGCACTACTTGTGTCATGTATCTGAGTTGAGTTAGCACCTGCATCCATTGCTGTTACAAGTATCTCGTCAGTCTTTCGACCTAAAGCTGAAGCAGCACTTGTTGCTATAGCTTGACGTTCGTCTATGTTTGTTTTTAACTCATCAAGTTTATCTATATACTCAGCGGCATAAAAGTCTTGAAGAGTCGCTTCGACTGTGGTGTGTGCCAACTCCATTGGAGTTACCATACCATTTCGTGATTTCGTTGAAGCAGAACCGACACCGATTTTTTGAAAGCGTACAACGCTTCCTGCGACATTACTTACGTTACGAACTGTGTTCATTAACTTTGAACCCATTCTTTGATAAGCCATGTGTACTTCGCTCTCGAACTGCTTGATAAAAGCTGTATCTATTGTATTAGCCATTATCAATCCTTTCCCTGCAAAAGCAGATTAGTTGTTAAGGTTGCTCTCGGTTATCTGCTCTTTGCCTCATCCAGTTATCCGTTAGGGCTGTCAGCGTATTACAGGCCGTGTATCTTCATTGAATTGCATAGATTCACTTTCCTGACAACGCACAAATCGAAGCACCTGATGCCCATTTATTTCAAATGAATTAGGCATAATCATAAAGCCAAGATACCCTAACCACGTTAGAGTTTTGTAATGTTCAACAGGGCACACGTTCTGTAATAAAAAATATTGTTGTTGAAAGTAATCGAGGAAAGCCGGTGACCATTTAATAAATGTTTTAGGATGCTTGTCCACCACGTCAGAGCATAACATCCATATGGTGCCAACGAGTTCATGCTCAGGCACAACGCCAAACATCATAACAGGTTTATCATCCACAAGAGCCGTGTACGTTTCAGCACTACTGTTTTGTAGTGGTGACATCAAAGCACGCCAAGGCGTTTCTCCGGCTATCATACATTCACGTACATCCGTTGATCTTAGTTTGTGTTGAAGATAATGAGCGTGACTAGGATGTCCTTTGACAACCCTAGCAACTCCGTACTTACCCTCCCCCGTGAAGACGTTTAAAGTCACTGTTCACCTCTTGAATAAATGCAGTATCACGTTTGCCTTGTTGCCAATAACGTGGGTCTTTCATCTTAGTTTCAATATCGGCTTGCGTTACCTGACCAGTGATCACTGATGGAGTAGCTATATTACTGCCTTTGGTTTGTTCAATGATATGCTCTAAGGCTTTAATGCCGGCAGATGATGAGCCTAGTTCAGCCACAGCTTGTTGCATGCCTTGGTCTGGAAAAAACTTATTCATCCATAACTGCACAGCTTCCACTCTCATGTTAGCGTTATCACCTAAGTCTTTACGCACAGCGTCTAAGTCAGGTTGCTTACCTGCTACAGCGTCAGCGTACTTTGCAATACCCTCAGCAAATTCATCTTGGCTTAATCCATTATTCCATGAATAGTTAGACCACCAATCAAGCAATTCATTATCAACGGCTTCGGTTTCATCAATCGTTTCAGGTAATATATACTCACCAACAGTAGCCGGTCGTTCAGCAAACGCTTCGGTTTCCATCTCGGACATTAGTTTTGTTCGCAGTTCTTCTTCGCCTTTACCAAGCTTACCCTCTAATTCACTATAGGCTTTAGCCATATCAGCAGGGTCGTTAAACTTTTCAGGCAACCATTCAGGTCGTTCAACAGCCGGTGTTTCCACCTGCGTTTCTGTTGTTGCCTCAACTGGTGCTTCAGCTTGGGGTTGTAGTAATGTTTCTTCCATGGTTTATCCTCTCTGCATGTTGAATACGTTTAGCTATTAAAGCCACTAGATACCTTTGACCTTCAAGATGTCTGAGTTCTTCACTTGTAATGTTAGGTCCTGATATAGCTTCAATGGTTATTGATTTTAAATACTGCAACGTAGCTAGTCCACTCGGTGTGTTGAGTGTACTAGCTAGGTCGAGGGAGATTTTTTGATCTTGTTCTTGTGAACGAGGGTATCCGTCAACCCCCAAGTGTTTGGATGTTTGGGTTTGCATTTGGGTCTATTCCTGTTTGTTGTTGCATCTGTTGTGCCATCTCTACCATTTGTCTTCGTTCTCCTACATCACGAATTAAATGGTCTGGCACCCCAAATTTCTTGGCTAGATAGATTGCTGTTTCCTCTGAGGAGACAAGGAGATTAATGACATCAGGCCCAAACCTTCCTGCTACCATTTCAAGAAACCTATCTAGGGAAACAATGTCTTGATTTGATTGTGCCTGTGCCAGAGGGGAAACACTTTTTATCTTTACTTCTCTGCCATTGACAGTGGGTATTTCTATCCTGCCCTGCTTTGTTAAAAGATAAACCACACGTTGAAGAACAGGTTGAACCATCTCAGCTTGTAGTCTGCCAAATGCAGAACCAATCTTACGAGATAAGTCAGCCATACGTTCCGCTACCTCAGTAGCTGATGCAGGTGTTTTATTCGGGTCGCCAAGCATATCATTATACAAGGCTCGTTTAATATTATTTCTCATGTCATTTAAGATTAAGTTAGCCACATCAAAGTTTCCTGCAGCCCTTATTGGTTGCAGACCTTGAGAGTTAGGAGCCTTTGGTATAACAGTTCCCGGCACTAAGTTAATTGTGTCTACGTTAATAACCCCATCATCATCCATTTGATAGATACCTGATATAGCCATCTGTGCATTCTCAAGCACCAACTCTATTGTAAGGTTCGCACTTTTAATGGCACTTAACGCATTGACTGCAGGACCCCTGCCGTAAATTTCACCTGAGGCTTTACTCCAACGGAACGCTACAAAAGGGTTTGAACCAACCCCTGAGTATTCTTCTTGAAGTATTAATTGTTTATCACCACACTCAATAACCATATAGTTATATCGTTCTTCGTTAGGCTTGTCGTATAGCTTGCAGGAAACCTCCAGGATTTTACACTTACTATCAGGATACTTCTGTATTTTTTCTAATGTCTTTTCTGAAAACGTGCCACGTGGATAAGCCACTGGTAAGTCTTCATACTTTAAGTCACGCTCTCTATACACATGATCAATCTTACCATCAGGTCCAACATCAAGAACCACATGAGGTAAAGGAATAGAATGAAACCTTATTGGATTAATTGCATCACCTTCAGTAATGGCAAGTACGGCTGTGCCTAATGCAAGGTCAATAAAACATTCATGTATCTCTTGTGCAAAGTTTGAGGTTTGAATAACTTCAAATATATATTCAGTAACTTTATCGAGCTTGTTGTTTACCTCATCCTGTTCTTCTTCAGGCACTTCACCACCGGCAACAAAGTCAGCCCAACGTGCAAAGTTAGGCACAAGACCTGACTGTAATCGTGATGCAAATTCCTGCACACCAACAACAGCCGTCTCATCAAATATTCTATCATCACGTCTTTGACCGGGAGTGTAGTTCTTAAACCCTTGCCGTTGAGGAAGAGTGTATTCAAATATCTCATCATAGAGTTCTTCAAACTCACGTCTTATGGTTTTGGCTTTTTCATATTTAGCCATATAGCCTTGGGCTAAATCAATCATTACGCAGAGTACCTATCGTAAAAACCTATACCGCCACCTGAACCAGTCAGTAATGAACGTCTTCCTGTTCCCTTACGTTTCTGTGATACGGTTTCTTCTAAAGCTTCCTGCTTCATTTTTTTAGTTTTTGTCTGCTCTTTTTCTTTTTCTGACTCACGTTCCATTTCAACTTCAGGGTCAGGTGCAGGTTGTTTTGGACTACTGCCTAAGCACATATACAACTCCTTTTTCTTTTACGCATACCTATGAATTAATAAAGACACAACGCACAAACGTCACATCCTCGACCATAAACCCTGCCGTCTCTGTGGCTTGGGTTGTCTTGTAAACACATCAAATGACGTCTTGGCATTAAAAGCGTTGACTGTTTTAAACTGACCCATCACTTGTCTGCCCTCTCCACTTCCAAGCATTAGGTATTGCAGTGCATCATGTATGTGTGAGAACCTATCCTTAGATGGTTTATCTTCGTAGCGTTCACCTGATACCTGCATCCGTCTATAGTGATAGCCACCTTCAAATCCTTTTATTAATTCTTTGCATCTGTAATCAATCAGTACACCTGAGTTACCATCCACCATTCGTTGCAGTGGTCCTGACACAGACTCAAGTCTTAATGACACATCATTACTATGAGTTGGTCTAGCCTTTAGACCTGCACCTCTTAGTATTTGGAATGGAGTGCTTTCATCAGTCTGTGCCCTGAAGTCACCTGCAGGGTCACCAAATATATTAACATCACAGTTGGCGTAACGAAGGGCAATCTCTTGTCTTAGCAATTCAGCAAACCTTACAATCCCCATATCAAAGGCGACAATCTCTTGCAGGATTAACCAACGGCCTCTAACCTTTTGACCAAAAATTGCTGCAGGTGTTAATCCAAAGTCAAGCCCTATGTATAAAGGCATACCATCAGCCACAGGTATTTCTTCTTTAGCCACATGAACGTCTGTGCGAAACATATTATAAACCGGCTTACCATCTTGGATATGACCTAGCTTATTCATAACGTAGACATCAATCCAACTCTTAGTCTTACCTTGTATCAAGTTAGAATAATAACTTGTCATCATGTGCTTTTTATTCTCAGCAACAGGATTAGGATTATATTTTAATATCAAACCCTCATCATCTTTAACTTCAACCATAGCCGAAGGCTGAGTGTAGAACTTCCAGTTATCAGGTTTGACTAGCATCCTTGATTCTTCAGAACTAATATGATCAGGTATGGGAACCTCACCTGCCATGATAGGCCACCAGTGATCTTCTTCAGGAGCATTTGTATCAGCGATAACGCCTGTCCACGTTGGACCTCCGTCTCTCATACTTGGATATCTTCCCACTCTCATAGTGCACGCATCTATAATTGACTTAGGAATTTCCCTAGCCTCGTTAATCCATATGCCAGTTAGTTCGAGCGAGAGGAGTTTCTTAACGTCTTCAGGTCTGTCGAGTGCAAGGAATATAACTTCCAACTGCAAGTCACTTTTGGATATGTTATGCGTATATGGTACTGACCAAGAAAACCTACCCCAATCTTCTTCCGGGAACCAGTCCAACCAAGTCTTAATCGTGGTAGTACGAAGCTGAGGATTGGTGTTTCTGATAATCGCCCACCTACTCTTGCGTTTGCCATCCGGTGATTTCTCCTGCATTAAGGCTCGCCTGAATACTTCAACACAACAAGCCACTGATTTACCTGAACCAACTGGGCCTCGAAGACCACGGAAGAAGGTTTCATCTTTTAAAAAAGACTTAGCCACTTCCCCATCAGGTTTATATTTAAAGTTGGTCAACTCTCATGTCCTTACCAACCTTGGTTAACTTCTCTATTATACTCGGAGAAATAGCCGCAATCATCTTGTCAGCTTCATAGTCAGTGCAGAATTCTTCAGGGTAGTGCTTGAAGTGAACCTGCTTGACAACAATCCGAAGTATGTTCCTATCTTCTTTTGTTAGTCTGTGTAGCCTCATTATCTATCCTATGAGTAAGAGCGAAAGCTTCTCGTCTTGCTTGCAATCTTTTTGGGTTGTTTAGATACCTGTTTACCTCGTGCAACTGCTCTTCGTTTAGCAGCCGTAGTCTTGGCGTACTCACTGGAACTAAGAGCCTTAATTGCTTTCTCCGGTAAATAACGTTCGCCAGTAGCCTTTCCCCCTTGTGTACTAGGTTTACCTGACTTGGTCCTCCACTTTTGTTTTGTCCACGCACGCAACGACCTTTGTGATTT